TACCCGGCGACGACCACAAAGTAATCGACGAGTAGAACGTCAGAGCGTGGCCGCCGGAATGCGTCTTAGAGCTTTCAAACTGACCGGCGGCGGGGTTGTCCCGCGTTTGATTAATGATGACTAGGATCGAGCCGGTTTCCTGCAGCGGCGTTAGTACCCGGCGAAGTCCCGCCGAGTTGACCTTTGCCTTCCCGTCTCCGTAGTCGCCGGGGGTTTTCTTGTCGGATTGGTGGGCCTTTTTCTTCTCAGCAAATTTTTTCGCCTCAGCCTTCGACGATAGCGCGTCCATCGAGTCGAGAACATAAATGAACGGACGACCGCCCGGCTTGGCCGCTGCGGTTAGGGCGTCGTCGAGGTTGTAGTAAAACTCTTCAACAGATTCCGATGGCCTGTCCGCCCCCTCTTTCGTTTTCGCGGGCGGCTCGATCCGCTTAGCCGCCGCCTCGCCAAAGTATTTCTTAAGATCCATCTGCGCCCCGTACTCGCCCGGATCGTAGATGAGTCGGTAGTTGTTGAATCGCGGATTGATTGCGGCCTCGGCAAAGCCCGTCATTGTGAAAAATGTTTTGCCCGAGTCCGAGTCCCCGATGAAGTAAATGTAGTACCCCTTCGGCCACCCACCCGATACCCGACCCGAGCAGGCGAGATTCAGCATGGCCGATCCCGTCGAAAGCATGTCCGCGGGAGACGGAACATTATCGGGTTCCCGTCGGGCCGCCTTCAGTTTCTCTTTTACTTTTTCGGTCTCAGTCATCCCAGTCCCAATCCTCGTCATCGTCGGTTGTGTCGGCGGTAGTATCTTTCTTCGCGGCGGGCTTGTCTTTGCTCGGCTCGACAGAGGGCACCGATTCCTCCGGCGTAGGGTTTGCGTCTACATCCCCCGGGCCGCTTTGACTCGGGGGTTTCTCAAAAGGGATTTCATCAACGGTCACCTCCTCGGGACCGATGGCCTTAATAATCTCGTCGTCGTCGTTTGCCATCAGTGTGAGGCTTGTGCCGTCCTTGGATATTTTCATAACCCGGCATCCGCGGCCCTCGTAATCAACGTACTGGTCCTTGACGATCCCGCATTCTTTCGCCGTCGGGTATTTCTTCGGCTCGCGTTTTGGCGGCTCGTCGGCACCGTCTTGGATGGTTGATGCCGAATCATCCTGAATCTCCGGGGGATCGTCGGCGTCCTCGCCCGGGATGTCCTCCTGGTAGTAAATCGCCCGAAGCTTTTCGTATGGCTCGATTGTCAGCAGGCTATCCAAAATGTTCGCCTTGCCCAGTAGCTCGTCGCTAAGTAGCTCGGGCCGTTTTTTGAACTGGATTGAGTTCGCCTCATAAAATTTATTACCCTGCCACACGTTCTCCTCGAACGCGACGCGGAGGGTTACACCGTCGTCCGCGTCGGCAAAGTATTCGTAACCGTCATCCTCGTCCGAGTTTTTAACCTCGGCGTCTACCCGCTTCCCGAAGAGGTGATAAGAGACGTCCCAAACCTGAACGCCCCGGTCCGCGTCGCCGTGGTCGTATATATTCCACAGCTGACGTTCCTTCGGACGGAGACTCTTCACCAAATCCTCGTCGTGGTCCGGGTCTTGGACTAGCTTCGCCCGGTGCTCGCAGACGGGGCATCTTTTGTTCGCCGTCGCCGCGGGGCAAACGTACGTGTCGCTGTTCGCCCCGATACCGCGGTGGGTGAAAAACGTCCGTTCGAAATGCTCATCACCGTCGTCCGCGTTGGGGTTGTTCGCCCCGCTCGGAACAGTATATGGCAGAATCTCAAGCTTCCGCATATCCTCAGAGTCAATCTTGAACAGATTGACTCCGTCCGGCAACGTCATCGAGGTCATTTTAAACCCGGATGATCGGTCCTCCGCCCGTTTCCGAGCACTTACTTTTTTCTTATTCCTTCGTTTTCTCGTCGCCATCGTCTCGGTTCTCCTCGATCATTTTCTTTGCTTGATCCCGGCCCGAAAAAAACGCTATCGTGCCGAGCTTTACAGTTACGTATACTAGTGAGCAAAAACAAAAAACAGCAAACACGGCCCCGACCGCCCACAACATAAAATTGCCGAGTCCGTCCATCTCAGGACCCCCCATCGGCTTCGTTTGTCTCATCGCCGTCTCCTCGGGGACGGACGCCAGCAGCTCGCGAGGGTCTCGTGTGTTGCCGAGGTGCCGCGGAGTAGCCCGCAATGTGTAGTTCAACCAACCCTTGTAAGGCATGTTTTCTATCCCGCAGAGACGCTACAGCCGCCGCGATAACGTCCGCGTCGTGCTTTGCTTGGATTGTCTTTTCCTTTGCCCGTTGGTAGTCCGGACTCGCAACGACAGCAGCCTTTAGTGATGTTTCTGTTACCTTGGCGAGTCCGTACACGCCGGGGTTTTGTCGAATCGCTAGGTCCAAGTCAGCCGCGGTTAGCTCCAAGGCTGCCTTTTGCCTCTCGATCTCCGCATTCGCCTTCGCGGACTTCTTCGCCCACGCATACGCCATTTCGGCATGGCCCTGCCACTCCTCGTCCAGTATCGTTTCATCGATTTTTAGACGCAGCGGGATGTCTGTTGAGATCGCCATCTATTCTCCTCACTTTATTATAGATCAGTCCGCCGCGGGATGGATGACCGCGTAGCACGCCGCCGCTAATCCCGCCGCTTTGCTATCGTAAAAATTATCACGGAACTCGTCGATGACCGCGGCGGCTCGGGCGGCGTTACCCCCGGACCCGAGCAGTATGTTTCGGCAGTAGCCGAGGACGCCCCAGCGAAGTGTTTCCGGTTCGGCCTCCGTCCCCTTTAGGATCTTAGTGATTGCGGGCCACGTACTTGATCGATTCATTAACGCAGCGCCCAAAAACTTAACCTCAGCCTCCGAATCCGCCGCCTCGATAGCGGCTAACTGTTCGGCGTCGCTTTGCAATCCTATGATAGCGTGGAGCAGGACAAGCGCCTTACGGGCGGAACCGTCGGCGGTAGCAGCGAGCTTCTCGGCGACGTCCTCGCCGAGCGTCACCGACTCCTTCGCCGCCGTCTCTGTTACTAGTTTCTCCAACTCGGCAACCGTTAAGTTTTTGCATTTGATCTCTGTGCATCTCGTCCGGATAGTTTTCTTCAGCTTTTGCGGGTCGGTCGTCGCCAGCATGAAGTAGACGTGCGGCGGCGTATCCTCCAAGATTTTCAAAAACGCATCCTGAGCCGCGGGCGTTAGTTGGTGGACTTCGTCGATTAGCCAAACACGGCAGGCGCCCGAGATCGGCGCAAGCCCGACCTGCTGCCGTATGCTTCGGATCGAGTCGATACCGCGGAAGTCTGCTGAGTTCACCTCAACAAAGTCGCGGTCCCCGCACTTTATTTTTGTTCGGATAATTCGGGCGAGTGTTGTCTTCCCGCACCCCGACGGCCCGACGAATAACAAGGCGTGCGGAATTGCCTTCCGCTTACCCATATCCGTCAAAGCCTTTAATGCGTCCTTCTGCCCGACGACCTCCGATAGTTTCGACGGGCGGTATTTTCTATATAGTTCTACTGGGTCGGTCATACCGCAATCTCCTTCATTCCGTACCAATTCAAGTCACCCCGTTCCATATCCACGCTCATCGGAACGACTACCCACGGCCACGCTCTTTGTAGCCCCGTCGTCGTTACCTCGCGGACCTTTTCGATATAGTCGTCTGCCTCGTTTTTGTGGACGTCCGCGATGATCGAGTCGTGGATTTGTCCTATAATTTTCGTCCGCATTTTATTCTTCCGAAGCCATTTATTGATTTGAATGAGCGACCACAAAAGGCAGTGGAACGCCGGGCCTTGGACCGGATAGTTGATGACCTGATTCTTCGAGAAAACGCCGTGGCAAATGAAGCCTGTCGCAAGCGGAAACCATCCCACCTCGCGATAGTCCGAGACGAGCTGCTGCCTGAATTTATTATAGGTCGAGAACCGTTCGTTCCAGAATCTCTTCTCAACTTTCTTGATGTGGTGCTGGAGACTGCCGGGCGTCGGCTCCGTCCGAGCGTCCGCCGGACCCAGCGATGTTATACCCCGAGACGCGAGATGATCGAACATAGGAACGCCCGCGACCGTCTCCAGTCCCGACCTCTCGACCGCGTCCCACAAATTCTTCGCGCAGGCCTTATAC